AACTTTGAAAAATTCCGTGTACCACAAAAACTCTTAAAGAGATCACGTGTTGGTTGGAGCATGAGTTTTGATAACATAGGAGATAGATTTGAGTATGTGAGATGGGGAAGTTCTTGGCAACAACTAGACAAGAATGTAACCACTGTTGCAGATAAAATTGCTAATAGTCAGCAACACGGCGGCATACAGGCAGTGTATACAATTTATAATTGTACAAGGCTATGTGAGTTAAAACAGTATGCCGAAGATAAAAACATTACTATTACATGGCAACACGTTTGGGGAGATCAACTTGACCCACATAAACACAATAGTGCGATCAAAGAACTTGCACTGGCCGAACTCAAACGCTATAGAGATAATTTTGATCTAGGTCCTGCAGAAGCAGATTGGGCTAAACAACAACTACTACAGTTTGAAAACAGAGATGACAACCAAAGCAAAGAGTTGTTACAATTCACCGAGGACATTGAAAACAAATGGCATCCTGATCAAAAAGGACAGTTTGAAAAATTATGGCCTGAGATAGCAAAGGTATTATAAGTATTAGCATGGTAGCAAGAGTTGAAGATGGGGTCTTAGTTAAGAGCCCTTATAAAAAACAAGAGTTTAATGAACAAGAGCTTCAAGACTTCATGCGTTGTGCCGATCCTGAAACTGGGCCTGAGCATTTTTTAAAAAATTTTTTCTTTATACAACATCCTGTGCAAGGAAAAATACAATATGCTCCGTGGGAGTTTCAAGAACGCTTGATCTACACTTACCACAACTATAGATACAGTATCTCAATGATGCCCCGGCAAACAGGAAAAAGCACAAGTGCTGCCGGATACTTGTTATGGTATGCTATGTTCAAACCAGACAGTACAATACTAGTTGCGGCACACAAATACGCCGGTGCCCAAGAGATTATGCAACGTGTGAGGTACAGTTACGAAGCCTGTCCAGATCATATACGTGCTGGAGCAACAAGTTATAATAAAGGTTCAATAGAATTTGACAACGGCAGTCGAATAGTTGCACAAACAACAACTGAAAACACAGGAAGAGGTATGAGTATTACCTTGTTATACTGCGATGAGTTTGCATTTGTTCGTCCTACAATAGCCAGAGAATTCTGGACTAGTATATCGCCTACACTTTCAACAGGTGGTGGTGCTATTATTACCAGTACACCAAACTCAGATGAAGATCAGTTTGCTTTCTTATGGAAAGGTGCTAATAAAACTGAAGATGAATTTGGTAATCATAAGGAACTTGGTATAAATGGCTTCAAAGCATTCAGAGCTTTTTGGCGTGAGCATCCTGATAGAGATGATAACTGGGCAGAAGAACAACGTAATATACTAGGAGTAGAACGTTTCCGACGTGAAATGGATTGTGAATTTATTATATCAGATGAAACACTTATTTCTCCAACAAAACTGATTGACCTAGAAGGAGTACAAGAGCCTCTATACAAAACAGGACAGGTGCGTTGGTATAAAAAGCCTCAAAAAGGTAGAATATATGTTGTAGCACTTGATCCTAGTTTAGGAACAGGTGGTGACCCAAGTGCAATACAAGTATTTGAAGCTAATACTACTGTTCAAATAGCAGAATGGCGACATAACAAAACACCTATTACGGACCAAATACGTATACTTGTTGAAATAGTAAAGCATATTAATGAAACAGTGCAAGAGCCACAAAGTGTTTACTATAGTGTGGAAAACAACACAATTGGTGAAGCGGCTTTATTGTGTATTGAACAATATGGTGAACAAAATATTGAAGGTTACTTTTTAAGCGACAACACGGTTGTAAGTACAAGTGGTCGAAGATGGCGTAAAGGATTTAATACCACAAACAGAAGTAAGATTGCGGCATGTGCAAAATTAAAAACAGTGATTGAGTCAAACAAAATGACCATCAGTTCACCTAGTTTGATCGGAGAACTGAAGAACTTTGTAGCTCACGGCACTGGTTATGCTGGCAAGCCAGGCGAAACAGATGATTTAGTTATGGCATGTTTGCTCGCAGTGCGTATGCTACAAGTATTGACAAGTTATCACAAAGAATTAGATCAGCAACTTACAGATTTCAGTGAGGAGACATTAGAACCTATGCCGTTTGTGGCAATGTTTTAATAAATACGTACATGGCACAAGAAAACACAGCATCACAACAGATATATGATTTGTTAGTCACTAGAGACTTAGATCCAAAGAGTTTAGACAGTATGGGTAAACCTACGGTAAATCCTAGCGAAGCAGATTTGTTTAGTTTTAATTTTACTGTAAACGGTAACGAATACGGAACAGTTGTTGTATTAATCAATGGTGACAATGATTTAGAAATCTATTATGGTGATAACTTGGGCAAGGGTATGGACCCTGGAGATAAAGGTGACTGGTATGATTTTCTTGCTATGCTCAGACAGACTGCAAAACGTAACCTACTTACATTTAGTCTAAACAACATGAACAAACTAAAGTATCAAATGGCTAGCATGGCTGATATCAGTGAGAGCTTGATAATGGAAGCATGGAGAGCTCAAGGCAAGAGCAAGAGCTATAGCAATCAACCCGGCAAAGCAAAAGTAGTCATACAACACTCTCGTGCTATCGGTGAAGGTGAGCAACGTTTTAGAAACATTGCAAGTTTGTTTGTTGAGAATGCTCAAGGCGAAAGATTCCGTATGCCTTTTGAAAGTATTGCCGGTGCTAAAGCAATGGCACGTCATGTGAGCGAAGGCGGTACCCCATATGATGCATTTGGACAGTACATTAGCGAAACAATAAACGAAATTAAAACACTGGGCAAGTTTGTAAGAGCAAGTCGCAGTAATGCGTTTGCACAGAACGAACAAGCACTGGACTTAGTGGAAGATGCAGTAAAGCATTATTCAGATCTTAAACGTAAAGCCAAGAAGATGATTGGCAAACGTGGATACAAAGAGATATTTTCTAACTATGATCCAGCAGTAGTAACAGAATTAGACGAAACAATAGAAAGTGTAAGAGAAGTATTTGTAAACAGTGCTATCGATAGCCGTATTGAAGAAGCATTACCTATACTAGCAAAAATAAAGGAAAGCACAATGAACGAAGCAGACGTATTTGAAAACTGGACCAACCAAATAATGGAAGGTACATGGGCATTACCAGAAACAGCAGAGGATATGGCAAGGCTTCAAGAGCTTATGTCAAAGCCATTACCAGCAGGGCCCGATGGCGAGTATGCTACAGAACAACTTTACAGTTTAATTGGTGATGACAGTTTGTTTGATGATATCAGCGAACTTGCTGACAAGGATCCAGATGCGGATGTCAGAGAAGTAGTAATGGCACGTGCTAAAGAACTTGGCGTAGACATAGACGTAGAAGTTGGTGAAAGCATTAACGAAAATCCAACTGATCAAGAAACTGCCAGTGGATATCAAGCAGGACAGGCCAATGCGGCCGCAGGTAAAGAGCGTAGTATGGCAATGAACTTAGGTGGTGAAAAAGCCGCTATGAAACAAACTGCTGGCGGTTCAGATGTTGAAGAAAGTGTTACTGATGCAGACCTATATAGTACTGACAAAGATTCAGTAGTTGCAATAATGAAAAAGTATCCGGAAGATGCAAAGAAAATGATGCAGGCTGGTGATGTATATGCGATATATGGTTCAGATTTATACAACGAATTTGAAAGTTATATGCAATCAGACGGCGGTATATACATGGCCGGTAGCGATGTTGATCCTGTAGAGGTAATCAATACCATGTTAGATGGATACGATCTATTAGAAGGCATGGATAGTTTTGTTAATCCAAACGACCAAGATGGAACTGACAACGAAAAACCAGTTAACAAGATGGCACAAGATGATTTAGCGGACGATGACCTCGATGAAAATCGCGAGATGCAAGAGCTCTTAAAACTTGCCGGACAACAAAACGAAGTTGAAGAGACACAAGATGTTGATACAGGCAAAGAAGCCTTAAAAGCTGAGCGTGATCCAATGCTTGAAAGAATGCTCAACATAGTAAACAGGTAATTTTACCAAAACAATTGATTTCTCCTATAGTCATGCTATTATAAAGCATGTTTAATTTTATGCGACATAAAACTACACCAATTGGTGTGTCTATGCTAAATAAAAGTGCAAGTAATGTAGTTGCATTATTTGTTGACAAACATACAAAGGCAAATGATAGAGTAGTAGTTGCTACTCGTAGGCAATAGGAGAAACAAAATGGCTTCATTAGCAGAAATAAGAGCTCGCCTTGCAGCGGCAGATAATAAGCAAGGCAATCAATCATCCGGCGGCGATGGTGCAATTTACCCACATTGGAATATGAACGAAGGCGATAGTGCAGTACTACGTTTCCTTCCCGATGCGGATAACAATAACACGTTCTTTTGGATTGAACGTGCAATGATCAAACTCCCATTCAATGGTATCAAAGGACAGATGGATAGCAAAAGCATCCAAGTACAGGTTCCTTGTGTTGAGATGTGGGGTGATACTTGTCCAATCCTTACTGAAGTACGTCCATGGTTCAAAGACAAATCACTAGAAGATATGGGTCGTAAGTACTGGAAGAAACGTAGTTATGTAATGCAAGGATTTGTAAGAGAGAATCCAATCACGGATGACAAGTCAGATAAAGCAATCAGACGTTTTATAATTGGTCCGCAGATTTTTCAAATTATTAAAAGTGCATTGATGGATCCTGAACTAGAGGAACTACCTACAGACTATGCAAGAGGTTTAGACTTTAGAGTAAGCAAAACTTCCAAAGGTGGTTATGCTGACTATAGCACATCAAAATGGGCAAGGAAAGAAACTGCACTTACAGAAGCAGAAGCCACTGCTATTGACACACAAGGTTTATATAATTTAGGTGACTTCCTACCTAAAAAGCCAGGTGAAGAAGAACTAAAAGTGATGAAAGAAATGTTTGAAGCATCAGTTGATGGACAAGCATATGATGTTGATCGTTGGGGATCATACTTTCGTCCAGCAGGTATGCAAAAGCCTGAAGGAACGGCACCAGCTCCAGTAATGGCGGCGGCCGCATCAGCAACAGCAACACCTGTACAAGTTAGTGCTCCAGTAGCACCAACTCCGGTAGCACAAACTATGGCTCCTGCTCCGGTTGCTACACCTGAAGAGATGGGTGCAACTCCAACTGCACCAGTCCAGACTCCGGCTTCCCCTGCTGGTAGTGGACAAAAAGCCGAAGACATACTTGCTATGATACGTAGCAGACAGTCTTCATCCTAACGGCAATGGAGGGCAAGGTTTTTTCCTTTCTCCTTGCCCTCATTCTTAGGACATACTAGGTGATCAATTATCAAAAATTAATAGTTTACGGATGTAGTCTAACAAAAGACAACTACGTAGATACTTGGGCAGATTACATAAGCAAAATTCTTAATGTGCCATTGGTAAATTATGCAGAGCGAGGCGCAGGATACGCATATATTATTCAAAAAGTATTGTCAAGCCCAAAAATAGCTGACAGTCTAAATATAATTATGTGGCCGTCGGCAGATCGTTTTGATTTGTATGTTAACTCTTCAACACCTCATTTGCAACAAGATATCAAATATACCAGCTGGCCAGATGGCAAAGAACCAGCATTCGTTGATTACAAAGGTCAGTATAATAAAGATCACGGATGGTATATGAACGGCGCAGTTCCGAGAGGTTATAAAAATAATTATTACAAGTATTTTTATAATCAAACTTTTCATGTTAATCAAGCATGGACCACAATAGTAGCGGTTCAAAGTTACTTTGACAGTATTGGATCTAATTACATTATGTGCAGTAGCTATCCATTAACAAATTTGATACAATACCACAACGATGGTGTTAGCGATTTTAATTATCAATTGTATAATCGAATCGATCTTACTAAATTTGTTGATGGTGCTGACATTAACGGCTTTATTGGACTAGCAAATAAAAAACAATTTAAATTTTTTAATTCACATCACCCAGATGCTGATGCCCATCAATGGTATGCCGATACTTACATATTGCCTAGGATATAATATGCGTATAGAGGCTGGGGGCTACATAAAGTTGCTTAACAATGAAATTGATATTAGTTCAGCAGATAGTTTAACTATCGAGGATCATTATCTAGGATTTGATATTGACTTAACATGTAAGTTGTTAGATTCATTACATGTACAAAATTATGTAAAAAAAATTTATACACAATATATTATAGACAGCCGAATCAAGCAGAAGTATCCAAGTCTCGATATAGAATTTTCAGTAAGTCTACATCATAAAATTAATTTACACCATTTTGAAAATTATAATATACATCCTTCCTTAAATTTTAAAAATTTTATTTGTAGTTTTAATGGAGTCCAGCATGTCAGTAGGCAACTACTAGCATCTACATTAAACAAATTTGGTTACTTTGCCAAAGGTTATTGTACTAAGAATTTCAAGAACCTTGGCAATAAAGTTGACGCACACATTGCAAATTACGTAAAAAACACAGCTTTTTACAATAAGTTTTTTGATTGTACAGACAAATTCAATCAACAAACATACAGTTTTGGGCATGTGCGGTTTGATCATGCCAAGAACATATATAATCTAGAAAACAAGCTCACACAAAGTTTCTTGCATATTGTAAGTGAAACAATGGCAACCAGTTATTACCCTTTTGTTACAGAAAAGTTTTTGTATAGTATAGTGACTCGAGGATTGTTTTTAACTTATGCACAACCAGGATGGCATGCATACATAGAAAAATATTACGGGTTTCGGTTGTATACTTCCTTATTTGACTATAGATTTGACAGTATAATCAATCCTGTTGAAAGATTAATAGAGATAATGACCATGATTGGAAAGTTTAGTAAACTTACACCGCACGAGTGGCATGATTTATATCTATTAGAACAAGATAACATAGAATTTAATTACGCTCATTACTTTAGCAAAGACTATCTCAAAGAGCTTAAAAAAATATGAAAATAAATTACAATTCATATCATCCGATCATAATACAGTTTCCACCGTTTGCTGGAGGTAAGTTTATTTCTAACTGTTTGGCCTTAAGCAAGTATGCCGTGCCCCAGGATGCAGAGATTGCTAATTATCTAATACAAAATCCAGATGATTATGATTATAGATTCTCACAAGTAATAAAGACTATTCCTGATACTACTATTGAGATGAAAGAATGGATTGCTAAGTACGAATATGGTGATAGCCAACAAGCACCAGCATTAGCACAAATATCAAATTCAAATTTAAACTTTTTCTTTGTAGCACATCAGCCATACAATACTACAGAATTATTGGCACAATGGAAAAATGCAAAGCTAATAATATTAACCAATTTTAGAAAATTTAGCAATATATCTTGCAAATTAAAAAGTGATGATTTAACAGTAGAAGGTGTCAGCGGAAACACATGTGTGGAAAAATATACTTTATTAAAAGGTAGCGACTGGCCTACCTGGGATGAGTTCAATAAAGCAAAGTTTAACGGCACCAATATTCCTAGCTTGTCAATGGCTATTCAAGCGGAAATTTTAAAGTTTTATCCAACTAACTATGCATATACAATGGGATTTGATATTGACAATTCTATATTTGAAAAAACAAAATTCTTATCATCTATAGAAACACTATACAAGCAGTTAAATTATGATGACTTTAACTCCAAATTAATTGGAGATTTTTGGCAAAAATATATCAATTTACACATTGACAACGACAACAATTTATAGTATAATAGTAACATATTAGGCAAGGAGAATACAGTGGCAAAACCATTTGACGTGAGCAAATTCCGCAAGGACATTACTAAAAGCATTGACGGATTGTCAATAGGATTTAACGATCCAACAGATTGGATTTCAACAGGCAACTATGCACTAAACTATCTTATCTCAGGTGACTTCCACAAAGGTTGTCCACTAGGTAAAGTTACAGTGTTTGCTGGCGAATCAGGAGCAGGTAAAAGTTATTTTGCCGCAGGAAATATTGTTAAACATGCACAAGAGCAAGGCATATTTGTTGTACTCATTGACACAGAAAATGCACTAGATGAGTCATGGTTACATGCACTTGGTGTTGATACCGACGAAAGCAAGTTACTAAAACTAGCAATGAGTATGATAGATGATGTAGCAAAAACAGTTAGTACATTTATGAAAGACTACAAAGCATTGCCAGATGGAGAACGTCCTAAGGTATTGTTTGTAATTGATAGTTTAGGAATGATGCTAACACCAACAGATGTCAATCAGTTTGAATCAGGAGATATGAAAGGTGACTTAGGTAGAAAGCCAAAGGCACTTACTGCACTTGTACGTAATACTGTAAACATGTTTGGAAGTTACAATGTTGGTATGGTATGTACTAACCATACGTATGCGTCACAAGATATGTTTGATCCAGATGATAAAATATCAGGAGGACAAGGATTTATCTATGCAAGTAGTATTGTTGTTGCAATGCGTAAACTAAAACTTAAAGAAGATGAAGATGGAAACAAGATATCGCAGGTAAAAGGTATACGTGCCGCATGTAAAGTTATGAAAACAAGATATGCAAAGCCATTTGAATCGGTGCAAGTTAAGATTCCGTATGAAACAGGAATGAATCCTTACAGTGGACTTGTTGACTTAGCAGAAGCAAGTGGCTTGTTAACCAAGCAAGGAAACAGATTACGTTTCCTAACTAGCGATAAACAAGAGATATTACAGTTTCGTAAGGCGTGGGAACGTAACGAAGATGGTTGTCTCGATAAAGTAATGAATGATTTTAACATAGTAGAAGAAGCACTAAGTACTCCTGAAGAGGAAGTAGCAGAAGAAGTGCATGAGCAACCAACTGAATGATAAGTTAGCACAGTATGACATCTTATACATTGAAAAAGTAAAATACTTTTTACAACAACCTATAAATCAACTGTACAGAGAACTTGTAAAACATAAACGACAATACTATGCACCAAACCAACGCATAGTGTTTATAGATTCAGTGTCTACTGTAGACACTAAGCCGTTTTATGCCTATCTTAATCGTATACTAAAGCACTTAGATATTGACGAATGCTTTGTGCATATTGAACATCACGGTAATGAAACAGTAGCAAATCCTACAAACTTTGACATACCCGAATCAATATGTGTTACTCCATGGATTAATTTAGAAATTAGACAACAAGGAAATTTAAGTCCTTGTTGCATTTATAAAACAGATAACTATTCAAATGTTAAGAATGCATCAGTGAAAGATATAGACTACTCTGATCTAAGACAACAGTTACTGAATGGAGAGCAACCAACGGGTTGTAGCCAATGTTGGCATAACGAAAAAAACAACGTAAGAAGTAAGAGACAGAATGATGCTTATGTGTACAGGGATAAAATTTTTGATATAGATTACAACGATACTAAAACTAATAAGTTAGTTAGTTTAGATATAAAAATTAACAAAACATGTAATCTCAGTTGTCGAATGTGTACACCGGCTTTAAGTAGCAAATGGGCAAATGAAGTATCTCGACATAAAGAATCCTATCCGCAGTTTTCGTCGTTACCACTGGTCAAGCATGAGTGGACTGACACAAACGGCTCAAAAGTTTGGAAAGATCTTGAAGAAATTACTAGTGATTTGTTATACCTAACCTTTTCAGGAGGTGAACCTTTACTTGACAAAACACACTATAGTATGTTACAATACTTTATAAACAAACAAAGAAGCAGTGATATATCACTTCATTATAATACCAATGCTACAGTATTTGCATCAAATTTAATACCATTATGGAGTCGTTTCAAAGAAGTTGCGTTAAGTTTTAGTATAGATAATACAGGAAAAAAGTTTGAATATGAGAGATACGGAGAAAGTTGGAAAAAAATAGTTGATACAATTGAAAAATATAAAAAGGTAACAGATACAATTCTAAATCTGAATGTATGGTGTACAATAACAACACTTAATATATTGGACACTTATACATTATTTCAGTTTTGTAAAGCACAAGGACTTCCAATATCGTTCAACCTGTTGAACGATCCACGACAACTAAACATTTGTTTGTTTAACAAAAAGCAGAAGAAATATATAACTAATAAACTATTGAATATACAAGACGATGAATTTCGAAAGATAATAGAACCAATTATGGCATTGATGAATAACTCAACAATATCAACTGATACTGAAAATATGATTGACTTCTTGAGTATAACTGATAAGATAAGAAAACAAGATTATAAACACACGTATAAAGAATTAACAGGTATATTATAAGTACACCACACAAGTAGAATAGGAGACAGATTTGTCATTAGAAATAGCCGCATTGGTTTGGAAAGAAACACGCCAATTTATGCACGACACAGGTGATGTAAAAGAAGCTGCAAATCATGTTGTTGAAGCATTGATAGGACAATTCAGTGCTGAAGAAATAAGAGATGCATTTAAATTTGACGGTGCTATAAAACTAGCAGTTGGAGACTATCTTGGTGAATACGAAGAAGATGATTTAGAAGAAGATGAACGTGATGAACTGCTTGACCAGTATGACGAAGACGGCGAATTTAACTACGATGATTACTAATGTGGTATAGTAAAGTAACCAACAATCTTGCAGAGCTTCCTGCATTTATTGCACATTATGAGCACGAGCTAGAAGTTGCAAAGTCAGAGTGCAGAGTTGGCGGACTTGTTGAAAAAAATATTAAGGCACTACCAGGACTTACTGAGCATCGATTCAATCAACTACAAGAAATTGAAGCAGTACTAAATTATCTCAATATAAAACTTAGAAAAACAAGACGTAAACATTTTCAAAAATACTTGGAAGGATATGCACGTGCTTTAAGCAGTCGTGATGCAGAAAAGTATGTAGATGGTGAAGATGAGGTAATAGACTTTGAAACAATAATCAATGAAGTTGCATTGTTACGAAACAAGTATCTGGGCATCATGAAAGGCTTAGATACGAAGCAGTGGCAACTTGGACACATAGTTAGACT